CTTCTAATGGCGCTCGCATGAATTTATCTTCACGACGAACAAAATATCTTTTCAAAAAACTAGCTTCCATAATGTTAATAAACGGAACAGACTCAGATTCTTTGTCTGCCATGGTATAAACTACACGATAACACGCTAAAGCTCGACTAATCGACACGTGATTAAACGCATCTATACTAGACGAAGCAATATTGTCATCACCATAGGTTAGTAACGAAAAGAAATCAAAAAAGTTGTCAAAATTGACATCCAAACCTTCTTCGCGAGCAATATGATTGCAAGCGAGCATCATATATAAACAATTAACAATTGAATTAATAATGGTGGTTAATGAATGTCCGGATGGATTGGTGCCATAAAATTCCACAACAGTACCAAAAACATTTGAAATAGGATAAGCAACTTCTGTAGCAACAGCAGTCATAAATTTGCGATCTTCTTCTGAAAATCCTAAATGTTTTGCTAAACCTATTAAAACTTCAAATGCAGCCATAACAACGGCTGGTTCCATCCTTTTATCAAAACTGGAATAATCACCTGCGATGATGCGATCAACACCATATTTCACAATGTGATTATACAAAATTGTCCAATCCTTTCCGCAAGCATTGGCTCCAATGGCACATCCAAACTTATGTCTGTAACGACCACTGAAAAGAGAAATACACCACAAAAATGCTTGTCTCTCTAAAATAGAGAAAAACAATGATGCTGAATTAAAAATTCTACACTTGTTGGCGTCAACTTTCTCCTGCGTAATGGGTTCGTCTTTAAACGTAAAATCCCAAATTGCTGAAATGCGTTCGCCCTTAGCTACGCGCTCGTAAGCACGAGTCAATTCCTCAGCAATGTCGTCTACTAGATCATAATTAACCATGTTTTCTTCACTAGATGCACCTAAAATGAAATACTTCTTTTTAGGGCCCTTATGAGCAAAACCACCTGAAGTCTTAACAGGCAAACGGTTAATATAAGGTGCTCCATCCAAGCCGTTAATAGCGGCATTAACTGAATGAAGTTGCGG